GCTATCGGGCAGTACGGTTCAGAAGCGGCATTTAGTGGCAAGATTGCAAACGCTCAGGCTGACTACGCTTCTATTGCAAATGCAATGCTTGGAGTTCAATCTAAGGGCAACACGGTTTCAATTGACCAAGGTGCTTTTGTGGTCAATGTTGATATTTCAAAAGCAACAAACACGGATGAGCAAATAAAGATGATTACTGATGCAATCCAGGGACAATTCCAACTCCTTGCTAAAGAATTGGCGGCTAAGTAATGGCTAACTACACACTTTTACCTAACGCAAATTGGGATGGCGCTTCAAGTTTTACAATTTCAGGTGGCTCGGGTTCTATCTATGCGGCTCTATCAGATGCAAGCGATAGCACTTACATCAAGAGAACAAGTACAACAATTCCAGCAACATATTTTGCTGAGATGTCTACAACAACTCTTGCCGCGACTGAAAGAATCACTTCGGTAAATCTTCGCGCTCGGCTATCTATTGGAACTAATGGATATGTCCAGTTCAGCCTAGGTGTCATTACGGACCGAAACGGTAGAACAGTTTCTTATTCAGTACCAGTTGCCAAACAAAAAACTTTGGCTCTTGGAACAGTAGACCTTGCGTTCAACCTTCCAGCGGCTCCCAATGGAGCGGCTTGGTCCCAAACATATTTAGACAACTTGGTAGTCAAGTTCACCGATGGAGCAACAGAAAGTGCGGACCGCGCTCAACTTTATGAACTTTATGTTGATGTTGCTACAACTACTCAACCAACGGTAACAGTAAACGCTCCTTCAGGAACGGTCACAGATACCTCATTCCCGTCAGTTACCTGGACTTATTCAGATGCAGAAGGCGATGTGCAAAGTGCTTACGAAATCAAAATCTTTGATTCCGCAACATATACTGCGGGAACTTTTAGCGCTGATACATCCACAGCCACAGTTGAAACTGGAATTATTGTTTCTGCCAATAACGGTCAAACTCTTGAAGTAAATCTTGCAAACAATACAACTTACCGTGCCTATGTAAGAGCCGCTCAATTGGCTGGCAGTTCAAACTACTTTAGCAATTGGGCATACTCCCAATTCAGTTTGAGTATTGACGCTCCAGCAGAACCTTTGATTTCAGCATTTTATGACTCAACAGCAGGAGCCGTGACTCTAACTATATTTGGTAGAACAAATGCGCTTACGGCAAATCAAGCATCTTTGGAGACAAATACAACAGGATGGGTAGCCGCGACCAATTGTGCTATTGCCAAATCAACGGCTCAATATACAGATGGAGTTGCTTCTCTATCTTTGACTGCATCCGCAAGTGGTGAAATGACGGCATCTACAACAACCGCCACCGCAACAACGGTTTCTCCCTCAACATATTTTTCTGCTCGCGCTGAGTTCAAAGCGGGAACAACGGCTCGTTCTTGCTCGGTTGGAATTCGCTGGCTCACTTCAGCGGGAGCCACTATCTCAACAGGATATGGAACCGCTGTTACTGATTCATCTTCAGCCTGGACAACGGCTTCCTATTCAGCAACATCTCCAGTCAATGCCGCGAGCGCACAAGTGTTTGTAAAGATTGCGGGCGCTAGTTCGTCAGAAGTTCATTATGTGGACAAGATTGCTTTCCATGCAGGTTCAACAGCAACTTACACAAGCGGAGGATTCACTACATTCCAGTTCGATGTAGAGCGGTCAGACGATAGCGGAGTTACATACACGACAATTCGAAACAGCCCAGTAACAGCAAATTCTTCACAGATTGCTACCTTGGATGATTATGAAGTTCCTTTGAACACAACAGTTCTATATCGTGCGAAAGCGAGGGCTACAATCTAATGGCAATTCGTTCATCAGGTTATACAGTCACAGAGCCAATTCAAATTGCTAATGCTGGAGTTTGGTCATTTACCGCACCTGAAAATCCTACAATTCGTGTAGTTGGTCTTGCAGTTCAACAGCCCCTAAAATCGGATATTGTTGAATCTTACGGTGTTTTCAAACCTCTTGGTGGGACTAAGACAGTTGTTATCACATCCAGTATTTATGGCGTGGATGGAAACTATCAAATAACAGTTCAAGGCGAAGATGATTGGGATGCTCTTTATCCTGTTTTGACCTATCAGGGGATTCTTCATGTTCACGACCCGTTAGGTCGCCAAAAGTATGTTCGCTTCGTGGATAGAACCTGGACCGAATCGGGACCAATTGGAAATCTGATTCGTGATGTAAAGGTGAACTATTACGAAGTGGACGCTCCGTAATGTATCCCGTATCTACAACATTCTTAGCCAAGGTTCGTCAATCTCATATTTCTAAAGTCAAAGTTGAGATTTACGATATGGCAAACGGTTCAATTATCAGTACCGCATCTCCTATCGCTGGAGAAGTAACTATTGATAATCGTCGCTCTATCCGCCGCCAATGCACTCTTGAGTTCGCCGATAAAGACAGAACTTTGGTTCCCACAAATAACAAATCTTCAGTTCTTTTGCCGTATAACCGTGAAGTTCGCATTTATCGCGGGATTGAATATGCAGATGGGACAGAGGAATTAGTCCCGCTTGGTGTTTTTATTATTACAAAAGTCAATATCACGGATACAGCCCAGGGCGTCAAAGTTTCAGTTGAAGGGTCGGATAGAAGTCTCCGATTGACCCGAGCAAAATGGACCACACACGATTTCTATATCTCAGATAACACAGCCAAGGAAACAGCAATCAAGAATATTCTTGAGGACCGTTATCCAGGAGTCAAAACTATTTTTCCTGTTACGGGTAAAGTTTGCCCTTTGACCTATCCAACTCTTGACCAATCTTCTGACCCATGGAAAGAAGCGCTCAAAATTGCTGAGTCCGCTGGCATGGATTTATATTTTGACGAAACTGGCGTAGCAAGAATGAGACCAATCCCTGACCCTGACTTGGGAACAGCCTTGATTACATATGAGGATGGAAATGAATCAGTCCTTACACAGTTGAACAGAGACTTATCAAGCGACGACACATACAACCATGTTGTTTATACTGGAGAAGGAACCAACCTCTCAATCGGAGTTCTTGGAGAAGCCTGGGACGACAATCCTGCTTCCCCAACTTACCGATACACATATGGAGAAGTTCCTCTTTTCAAATCCTCTCCAAATATCTTGACAGTTGCAGAAGCCCAAGAAGCCGCTCGCGCTGAGTTGAGAAAAGTTATTGGAGCCGCTGAAAAGATTACTTGGGACCAAATTGTAAATCCTGCCCATGATGTTTATGACCTTGTAAAAATTACTCGCTCTCCTTCGGGAGTTGATGCGACTCTCATGTTAGATTCAATTTCAATCCCGTTGGCACCAAACGCCACCATGAACGCAGTTGGAAGAAGTAGGAGATTCTAATGGCTGATATGTCGTACCTTGTAAAACAAATCAAAGCCGCACCTGACGGACTTCGCCTTCGCCAAGGTTATGTTCAACACTATAATTCGTCCGCAAAGACGATAGATATTCAGTTGGCTGGAGACACAAATATTTTGCCTTCAGTCAAATATCTTCACAGTTATGCACCTCAAACTGGGGATACCGTGTGGCTCTTATCTAGCGGTTCAGACCTCTTATGTATTGGAAATCAAGCCGTCTAAACCCGTAGGGTATTATTTAGCCATCTAGTTAGGAGTCATTCAATGACAACAGCACAAAAGAACGCGCTCGCTTCATACGGACGCTCATTTTTAGCCGCAATCGTTACAGCGTTTATGGCAACAGGAGGCGACTTGTTCGCCCTGGATGCTGATACAGCCAAGGGAGTCCTTGCCGCAGGTATCGCATCAGTCCTTCCCGTAGCACTTCGCTACCTCAACAAGAAGGACCCTGCTTTCGGACTAATCGCAGAGCAGGTAGCAAATGAAGGACTCAAGAAACTAACAACTAAAAAGGCACCAGCGAAAAAAGCAGTTGCGAAGAAGTCGGCGAAGTAATGACCGCCACCGCAACTCAAGTACTTGCTCACGCCAAAAAATTTGTTGATGAGAAATATGCTGAAGAGGGCGATAACCACACCATTATGGGTAAGTGGTTCGGCACCGATGGGCAACCCTGGTGTGCGGCTTTTGTTTCATATTGTTTTCATCTCGCGGGGTCTTTGGACCTCATCAAAGAAACTGGCAAAAAAGGTTTCGCATCTTGCGACCTTGGTTTGAAGGCTTTTGCTAAATCAGGAAAATTAGTACCAGTTGGACAAGCAAAGCGCGGAGATATTGTTTTCTTCCAGTTCGACACCGATGCTCAACCTGACCATGTTGGATTTGTTTACTCCAATGATGGAAAGAATCTAATTTGTTTTGAAGGTAATACATCACCTGATGGAGTAAAGGGGTCACAGTCAAATGGCGGAATGTGCGCTAAGAAGAAGCGTCCATATTCACTTGTCATGGCAGTTGCCCGACCCGTCTACACAGCGGAGTAATCATGGAACACGAACCAACTCTAGGCGAGATAATGCGTAGGCTTGACGACCTCACAACAGAGGTCAAGCAAATCAATATCAATATTGGCGAAACATATGTCAGACGCGATGTGTATTCTGCTGATTCACAGAGGATAACTCAGGCAATGGAAACCATTACTGACCGCTTGGAAAAGATGGAATCACGCTCGGAATGGGTAGTTCGCACCGTTGGAGCGTTATTTATCGCTACCGTGGTCGGGGCTTCAATTTATGTTGGGCAGATAATCGGTTTCTAGGACTTGACATAACCAACTAGGGTCATATATCCTCTCCCTAACGAGAGGAGCAATACATGACAATAGAAAACGCAGTTCAAATCGACGAATTCGAAGTAGTCGAATCCCCCGCCCCTGAAGGCTTCAAAGTTGATGATGACGAAAAAGCAGAGTGGGCAATCCGTAAGTTAGCCCGTATCCGCCGCAAGCAAGCGGAAAACCAAGCCCTCTATGACGCAGAGTTAGAGCGTATCTCAGAATGGCTCAAAACGGTCAATACAAGCCTTGACAGGGACGCCCTGTACTTTGAGGCGGTCCTTACCCCATACGCGCTCCAGGAGCGCTCCAATGGTCGCAAATCGCTAGTTTTACCCCATGGCACAGTCAAGACTACGGCTGGTCGTCCAAAGATTGAGTTCGAATCAGAAGATGGCTTTATCCAATGGGCTAAGACCAATGACCCTGAGTTGCTTCGCATCAAACACGAAATCAATAAAAAGACTCTAAATGATTTGATTACCGATGACCTTCAGGTAATATCAACCCAAGGTGAAATTATTCCGAATATCAGAGTAATCGCACCTATCGCATCCGTTTCATTTGCTCTAGGAGAGGAAAAGTAAATGGCAACAATAGTTCAATCACTCAATGAAGTAATGAAAGCAGTTGGAGCAATTGCAAAGAGTGACCGCAATTCAGCGCAGGGATTCAACTTTCGCGGAATTGATTCGGTAGTCAATGCAGTATCTCCACAACTTCAAAAGCACGGTGTTGTAGTGATGCCGTCAGTTGAAGATTACGATTACTCAAATGTAGAAATCGGGAAAAACCGCACCATGATGGGTCATGTAAAAGTCAAAGTGACTTACACATTTGTAGGACCTGAAGGCGATGCAATCAAAGCCACGGTTGTAGGTGAGGCAATGGATTCAGGAGATAAGGCAACGGCTAAAGCGATGTCCGTTGCATTTCGAACCGCACTCCTCCAAGCGTTATGTTTACCAACAGACGATGTGGACCCTGACGCACAAAGTTACGAGCGCTCAGAAGCAGTTCAAGTAGATACAAAAGCAATTGCAACAGCGATTGCGAGCGCGTCAGATTTGGAATCACTTTCCAAAATAGGTGCATACATCACAAAGTACAAAGATGCGATTGAACCATCAATCCTTGAGACATTGCGCTTAGCGTTCAAGGAGGCTCAAAGTCGTGTTGCAGTAGTAGTTGCTGAACCGAAGGAGGTCTCCGATGGAGTTCCAGCCTGAGTTACCTTATGCGGGAACTTCGGGACACTCGGGAACAACAACTTCTCGGGACCGCGCTCGCCAAATGGATGCAAACGGTCAAACTGGAAGGCGTCAAAAAGATACTTTGATGCTTTTGTGGATGCAAAATGATTTTGGTGCTACTTGGAAAGAAGTAGCCGCTGAGTTGAAATTGCATCATGGTTCAGCAAGTGGAGTATTATCCGTCCTCCATTTGGCAGGAAAGATTGAACGACTTGCTGAAACCAGGAATCGTTGTAAGGTCTATGTTCTGCCTGAATATGTAAATGGGCGAGCAGTTGAAAAGCGGAAGCAAAGATGTTGTCCGCATTGTGGAGGAGATTTGTGAGCATACGCTGGATTACAAAAGTTTGGTCCGACAGTCCATACAACGGGACCAGGCTTTTGATACATCTTGCGCTCGCAGACATATCTCACGATGACGGGCGATTCTTTGCCAGTCAAAAAAACCTTTCTGAAAAGGGGAGATGCACAGTCGAGTATGTTCGAAAAGTAATCAATGAGATGGTTGCCGATGGACATTTGCGGATTGTGACCAAGGGAAATTCTCGGGGTAATGCAACAGTTTATCAATTATTGAACAAAAAGGTCCCCAACACAATTGGGGAGTCTTTACCGATAATGGATGACGAACTCCCCAACTTAGATACCCCCGTCTCCCCAACTTTAGAGGTCCAACTCCCCAACGCCACTCCGTACCATCCGTCCTATACATCCGTCCTATCTACAACAGGCGAAACCGCTCCAGCGGTTTACGCCCCTGGAGAATTAGCGGCTAGAACTTGGTGGGAAAAACTAATAACGAAACCGATTGGCAAAGGCGCTTGGCACTCTCTCCTAGAGATTTGCAAGGCGGCTGAAAAACAGGGATACACCACAGACCAAATTTTGATGGCTTTGAATTACATAGGTACGGTTCCATCCATGAGACAGATGGACCTAGTTCTGAGAGGGAGAGGAGTAAAGACTAAGCATGAGCAATCTGCCGAGAGAGCAATGGAACTCGCCGACAAACTTAGGGATGAACCTATCTGACATAGCGATGTTATTAGGGTTCGTCGGAATTTATGACCTTCGAGTTCAGGTTGATGAATTGAAGGTTCGCGCCTGGGCTGAATCTTTGGATTCTGACATTCCTTTGGAAGAAGCAAAGAAAATTGTTTCCGCTCATTACGCAAATGCAGATACAGCAATCAACCCAAGCCATATCAATAGAGAATGGAGATACAGGTTGGCATCACAAAGAGAGCGCGAAAGAGGATTACGAATATCGCAAGAGTTGGAACGAGCGGCAACGACAGCGGCTCCACCTGAAGTAGTAGATAAATATTTGACACAAATCAGGACAATTCTGAATAGAGGAAAAGATGCTCCAATGGAAAACGATTCAGGGACGGTGGCATCTGACTTATGAAGATATTCCAGTATGTCGCCTTAGTACACAGATGGCGGAACAAACGCAGACACAGATTTGTCCTGGGTGCGTGGACTCCTTATCGGTGGGAATCGCGCAATGGCAACAAATAAAAAAACAATCAAGCCCAAACCAAAAATGACCGATGAAGTTCGCTTTGCGATTTATGCAAGAGCGGGCTACCGATGTGAAAGATGTTTAGAGGCAACTCCAACCATCAATGTTCATCACCGCCTACCAAGGCAGATGGGTGGGACACGCAATGAGTTGATTCATGCTCCAGCAAATTTGATTCTTCTTTGCGGCTCGGGAACAAGCGGATGTCATGGGTGGGTTGAGTCCAATCGGGATGAGGCTCGCAAGTTTGGTTATCTTCTTTATCGCATTGACAGCGCGGTTGAGATTCCATTTATCGACAATAATAAAAATGGGTGGTTACTGGACAATTTAGGACAAAAAGAACGATTTGACATAAATTGGGATTTCTTTCATGGTTAGAGTATG